ATACCTGATTAGGCTCAATTTGTCCATAACCCTTACAATCAAAAAATTTAATTGCCATTACTTATTACCTCCGTTTTTATATTTATTTAAAAGTCTAATAACACCTGATCGCTTTTTCCTTCAGGGTTGCCACCTTTAAAAATGTAACCATTGTCATCTTTTTGAGAAAAAATTGTTGGATCTGTATCATAAGCTGCTGTACAAATTTCTTTCTTAAAATCACTAACTTCAAAATCGTCCATTTTTGATTTAAAGTTCTCAATTTGTTCATCAGTTAAATGAGAAGAAAACTCATTTATAATTGCAGTTTTCTTTTCTGTCTCAACATTCTTCTTGAAAGTTTTAAGAGATTTATTCTCATTAATAATGTCATTTTTCTCTTTTTCTAATCTAACTTTTTCAGCATTTAAATCAGAAATTTGAGATTCATATTGTTCAATTTTAGTAGCCTTTTCAGAAATAGAATCACTCAAAGTAGTTACATTATTCTCTGCTTCAGTAAGTTTATTTTCAAGAATAGACTTTTCATTTTCTAATTCTTCTTTTTGTGAAGCATATGTAGTCTTTTCTGTTTCAAGTCCATTAATTTTATTTTCTAAGTTTGAATAAGCCTCATTTACTGCTTCATAGGTTCCATTCATTGCCTTCATTGTTTCTAATGCAGAATATTCCGATTCTGTAACATCAACAATTTTAACATCAACCATTTCTCCAATAGAAATATTATCTCCGTCTTTAGTATAGTATACTCTTGTACACTTAGCTTCTTCCTTCTTTCTACATAATGCATAGTCATCATAAACCTCTATAATGTAATAGTCTACCTGACGAACATTTTCTTCATTAAAATTAGGATTGATAGCATCAAAAATAGCTTCTGCCTTTTCATTATCAGAAAGTCTAAATAATGTTGTATCCATTTTTTCACCTTCCTCCTTTTTATTTATTTTATCTACTTGTTTAATATAATTAACACAGTCTTGTAAATCTTTACATAAGCTAAAGAATGCTGAGCCTTCAAAACATGGTTCCACATCTTTTCCTAATGTTTGGAGTCCAACAAGACTGCCTTTATAAAAATGGAAATATGGTTTACCATCTTCCCAGATTTTCCATTCTCCCTCAAGTGTAACTTTAAAAATTTCCATTGACTGAGTTTTCCAGGAATCAATTGTGCTTCTGGATAAAGTCCAGTAAATAGATAAACATCTGATGTTGCATATTCTCTTTCAATTCCATCTTCATCTAAATGCTTTTCCCAAGCAAAATTATTCTTTTCTGGAATAATACCATAAATTTTACCATCAGTATTATCCTTACCGTGATCTTCAAAATCTTCTTCTGAATAATTAAAAATTCCTTTTATTGGTGCATAAGGAAGAGATGAAATTAATTGATCTGCAAAATCATCTGATATATAAGTGCGATTTCTATTGAGTCCCTTATAAAAAATTCGAACTCTACACTTAGAGATAGTATCTGTAACTTTTGTTAAATTACCATATGTTGTTACGTCTAATCTATAAATAATATCATTAAATTGAGCTTGATTACTCATTTATTTCACCTCCCCTCCTGTATCTTTTTCTTCTGTATTTTCTTCTTCTTCCTCTTTTTTAGTAGTATCATCTGATGAATTTGCTGCTTGCTCACTTGCAGTTTTTGATGCGGCGGCAGTAACAGCATTGGTTTTTCCTGATTGAGTATAAGAAGATTGAAGTGGTTTTAATACCTCATCAAGTTCCAGAAGTTCATTTTCAAGTTCCTTTAAATCTGATAAACTTGTTTGATCTATACCAGTAGACAAAATAGGAGTTAAAAAGCTATATCCAAATGCAGCCAAATCTTTTGCTTTTGAAGTATATTCAACATTATTGTAATAACTAATCGGTAGAATCAATATTTTAAATTTTATCTTTTTAGAGCTAAATTTATTGTTTATTAATACAGTAAAAAAATGTGCAAATTTTTGCCCCAAAATCATCATCATTGCTAAGTCATTATTCAAAGAATATTGTAAACCTGTATCTGTAGTTGCACAGAATAATTCTTTAGAAATTCCTGCTGATTTATAAATTAAATCTTGAACACTATCAACCGTCGTTTTTTCATCATCATTACTACTTAAATCAATCATTTCAATATCGTTATAAGTAGTAATAACATCTACATCTGGATTATCTTGAAGCATAGAAATAACACCATCATGCATTTCTTCTGCTTCTTCTGGTTCAAATACTAATTGGGTTCCATCTGTTCCAACTTTTTGAACTATAATACGTCCTAAAGATTGTAAATTTCTTTTCTTATCAATTTCTTTATAATCATCTAAATCATCTAATAAAGGGATTAAATCCATAAAAAATGGTCGTTCTTCAAAATATGAAAAATAAATTCCAATTTCTGCCGGTAAAAATATCCAGTTTTCTCCATTATTATGCCTATAATTATAATAGGCTTTTTGAATGAATTTAGGATAAGTTTTTAAGATTTGCATTCTTAGCGCGGCATCGGTTATTGAATCAAAAAATTTCATATTGAATTCAACAATATCAATATCTTGCTGATTTTTAAAACGACTTCTACAATATTCAAATGGTAAATCTTGAATGGCAATATATTCTCCACTATCATGAATTAATCCATAATATGCACCGTTAACCAAGATATCTTTTGCAAAAAGGGCACATTTTCTTTCAATTTGGAAAGAAGTACAAAAATCAGACGCATCGTCATATGCTCCAGTTATTTTTTTATCTTTAATCTTATCTTTTCTTGATTTAACATGAGGAACTAATATCCAAGAATACGTTAAAAATGTTGCATAATGTAAAATAATTCTTTTATACAATCCACTAACAGAAAAGAAATGTTGAGATAGTCTCGCTCTTTCTACTGAATCTCCTCTCTCTACTATTCTATGAATATCTTCCTTTGTATATATCCTATTTCTTTCTCTTGGACTTTTACTATCTGATCGAACATAGGCGGCTTTGGACGTAGCTATCATTGATTCTATTGCCTTTTTAAAAGTAGATATTCTATTAATATTTAAATCCTTAGAAGCATTCTCTAAATTTGGATTGAATTGTTCTTCCATTTATCTTTTTCCACCTCCAGTCTTAAAGAATGTAAGTTTTCTTTTCCCACCTAATCCCCTGTTTCTACATCTAGAATTTCTTTCGTTTTCTAATTCAGTCATACGATAAATTCCCATTTCTAAAGCAGAAAATTTATCTTTTAACATTCTTTTATTAATTTGCTCTACTGCAATTTGATTGCTTACTCCAGTTGGTTTAATTTTTAAATTCATAATCTCATTAATAAGAATTGAAGTTAATTCATGCGGCATGAGACGAGCGATTCTCTGTTCTGGTTTCATCCTTTGCCCAACTTTTGTTGCCATTAATTTTGTTTTTGCTTCTTGTTCGGAAATTAAGAAATTAACACAACCAGAATAGATTTTTGCATATAAAGCAGAATGCATATCACTATTGATTTGTCCGTTTGCTTTCATTCCATATAATATCTTTAAGCAATTTCTAGGTTGAATATTTTTATATTCATCTCTATTAAAAAAACCATATGCCGGTAAAAATATATTTCTTTCTGGATCAAAAGTCTCTTTAATCATATAATCCGCAAATGCGACACCTACATTATCTTCAACACAATTCGCTACATTGTGCCCGCACTTTTATGCTGCTTCATGTTTCCATGAAAGATGAGACTATATCTTCTACCACTTGGGCAGCCCTCCGTTTCGTTCTCGCTTGAGAACTACATAATAGTCGTTGAACATTAATTAAATACAATATTTTTGGTCAACTCCTGCCAGGTTTCTTTTCTCTTTATCCTCGCTATTGTTTCTTTACATACGCCATAATCATCTGCTATTGACTGATAAGCCTCTTTCTTTTTTAATCTTTCGATAATAATTAAGACATCTTCTTGAGTCAATTTAGCGGCGCCATTAATTTGCGCCCTTAAATTATTTTTTATAGCATGAGAAATATTTTCTTCACAAGTTGTCCATTCTAAGTTTGTAATTGAATTATTTGTTTTGTCTCCGTCAATATGATTAACTTGCAAATGCTCCATTCCATCTACTGGATTAAAATTTTCTAAAACTAAACGATGTACGGAATAAGCATGTTGTTTACCCTTTGGCAAATCAATTGAGCTTAATCTTACTTTTAAATAACCATTTTTATCTGGTAATTCTCGTATAAATTTCTGAGAATATTCACTCCATACATGACCATCTTCAGTTACATAATAGGGATACTTTAATTCATGCTTACAATTTTCAATTCTTTTCATCTTTATACCTCCTAAAAAAGTATTCGATTTATTTTGTATTTAATTCTTTGCTGCTGATTGGCATATTCTTTTTATAAAGAACTTAGCTTTCCAGCAATTAAAAGGGTTTTCACTTATATATTACTATATAAGGGGGCTAGTATAATTAACCCATTAATATCTATAATTACCTCTTTTGGATTAAAACATTCTATTAATCTTTTTAATTCTAAAACTTGTCTATCAAATACTTTATCATTTTCATTTTTTCCGATTATATAGATATTAACTAAATTACAATGCCAAGCTCCATCTTTTGGAAATACTTTTAATACCGTACAAACGGTTTGACATCCTAAGCGTGCTACATCCACTGATAATATGTAGAAAGATTCAACCCCTTCTCTAATAATTTCATGCGTTTCTGGATTTATTAATTGACGATGTGTCAAAAATTTTTCATAATCGAACCAGGCTTCATTTGAGCTACCAACAAAACGGCTCATATATTCTTTAGCAAAAGAAGATTCGCTAAAAGTTTGAGATGTTTTGATTTCATTTAAGAAGTCTTTTGGTAATAATCCACATTGCATTGGCACTCTATAATCACAACCAAAAATAGAAGCTTTATTTGGATTAATAATAGACAATTCCAACATTTCAATTGTTTTATCATAGCAATATGTGTTTTTATCACTAGCAGAAGAAATCCATATTTGAACTTGATGTGGCTCTTTTGGATTTTCAACTCCATTTTTCATTTTTCTTGTGACATTTAAAAGAGGGAGTACAATATCATTTAAGTCATTTGCATCGTGATCACGATACTCATCAAGGATTCCGGCATTTCTACGTCCACCACGAGTAGAGTTTAATGGTGAAACGACGTCAAATACAGAACCATTTCTAAAAGTAAGTTTAATATAATCTCCACCAAAATTGCCTTCCCCGACAATTTCTCTTTTTAGCAACGGGAATAATTCCCATAATTCAAAAATTTTCTCTTTAGCTATCTTTGCTGATTCTAATCATTTAGTTAAGTTCGCAAAACTTAACCCATATAGCTTATAGTTTCCTATAAGAATAGACTATATCACTATCTTTAATAAAGATATCTATCATTACCCCGCTTTAGGGATTATAGTCGTTGAGCCATTTACTTAAGATATTCTCAATATTATTATAATCAAAATATCCTATTTCTATTAAAATGAAGTTATTAATTTTACAAAAATTTCGCTTAAGATTATCATTTTCTGTTTGTTTAAGATACTTCTTTTCGCCGCCAAAAAATTTAATTGATTGAAAATGTTGTTCTCCTTGATATTCAATTAAGATATTTTTTTCTGGCAAATAAAAATCAAAAGATAATTGTTTTAATTCAGAGAAGTGTTTTTGAGATTCGTAATTGATATAATTATTTTCTAAAAATTTTTTAATTCTTATTTCTCCTTTTGAACTAAATCTCTTACACTTTGGGCAGGGAGTCTTTTGTAATATTATATGAGGGGTACTTTCAAATACGAAGTCACAATCATTATGTTTAAATAATGTTCTTGTATTTGTCCCATTATAATTACCAAGTAATTCATATTCTCCATTTAATTTATCTAGTAATTCTTTTCTAAAACATTCCTCTGTTTTAAGTATAGAGTAAGTCTCACAAATTGGACACTTTTGAGATTTTAAAAATATTTGAGGTTTTCTCTTAAAAGTTCCATTGCATTTTAAACATAAAAATTCCAAATCATCAGTAATTTTTGTATAAACGTTTAAAAGTTTAAGATTTTTAGTTTTTTGAATAAGAAAATTTACTTTATGTCCAATTTCAGTGGTATCTTCTCTAGGAAAACACTTAGAGCATACTTTTTTCTTATATTTACTTAAAAAATTACTTGCATTTTTTAATTCATATTTATTTCCACATTTTTCGCATAAAATAACTCCTTTCTCTTTTGCTCCAGTATATTCAAGAACCTTTAGGTTTTCTTCTGGATATTTATCTCTAATTTTTTGACAAAAATCTTCAAACTTATTTTTTGTACAACTCATTTTAATTCCTCCTAAATGGTCGCTGATTATCCATTTTTACAAACTTAGGCTTTTACCATATTTAATCCCAATACTTTTTTCTAACTTTCATTTCCTTCATACTCCCCGAGGAAGAGAGATTGTGGCAATTGGGCTTTAGGACGTTCCAGCTTTTAAATAGATTATTCAAGCCGCCTCACGACGACAGGGCGCAATCGTTCGCGCTTTACCAGGGGCGCAAATAAAAAGTTTAATTCCTGGTCTAAACATACACA